CGGAAGTGAGAATGCTCGTATTCGCAATGTGCTATTTGAGGAAATTGTAAATAGCATAGTATCTGTTGATGGTATATTATTACAGAAAACACATGCTCAGCCATCTGGAAATCCACTCACAGTTATAATTAATTCTGTGTTTAATCAAATTGTTATGCGTATGGCTTATTTATTAGCTAAAAGAGAACAAGATATGCCATTGATGTGTGATTTCACAGATCATGTATCCATGGCTACTTATGGAGATGATAATGTATTAAATATCTCACCAACTGTTATTGAATGGTACAATCAAGTTACTATCACTAAACATTTAAGCACATTTGGTTTAACTTATACTGATGAAGCTAAAAGTGGTCAGTGTGTACCTTACAGAAGTTTGTATGACGTGAATTTCCTCAAGAGAAAATTTGTTAAGAACGAGAGTGGAGTATTTGTAGCACCTCTGCTAATAGAAACAGTGAGAGATATGTGTAATTGGGTTCGTGGAAAACAAATTCGCAGTGCAACTCAAGAAAATGTACAGAATGCTCTTTTGGAATTTGCTCTTCATGGTAAGAAGCAATATGAGCATGAAGTTACATTGTTAACAGAGGCTTTTAAGAAGGTGGGCTTACCTCTTAGATTCCCTCTGTATGAAGAATTTGAATCATTCTTCGCTCTACAACGAAAGCAATAAGCTTTCGTATCAGAGTGTATGTGATCTTGCTTAATAACGATTAGGGACTGGAAAGTTACTAAGTATTGCTATACACTCTTTAAGGCGTCCTTATTTAAGGATGGAGAGCCGCAGCAGCCCTGCATCTCCTATTGTCCCAAGCTTTCCCTGGATAGGCGCAGTTCTTGGAAAGTTAATACGCGTCAGCATGTCAAATAATATTAATCAAAGCGATGTGACAACGCAAGAAATGTCACAAACTGTTGAGGACACTCAGTCTAAATTAATGTCTACTGTAGAGATTGCAGCTAATGAATCATCGAATGTAGTTGGTGATTCTGATTTTAAAACAACTGTTAATTCTGACAAGACAGTTCATGAACTTATGGATCTCATGGAGAGACCTACTTTGCTCAGAACAGGTAAAATAACATCAACTAATTCCGAGATGACTTTTGGTTATGATAAATCTACATTTGATGCTATGAATGTAGGTTCTATCCCTGGTTTGATAACATCATTTACCTTTCCAGAAGTTCTCACTCAGAAAAATCCAGTCGTTGCTGATAAGATTAAACAGTTTACATTTATTAAGGCTGATATCAAATTTGATCTGAAGATAAATTGCCCTCCAAATGTTAGTGGATGTTTATTGGTCGTCTACCTACCACTAATTGAGAATCTCCCTTTTGATTTTTCAAACTTAACTATACAAGGATTAACATCTTATCCCTCAAAGATTCTCGACTATTCTGTTGATACCAGCTTATCTATGACTGTTCCTTATATCAATCAGTACGATTTTTATAACAGGTTTCAGACTAATAGAGAAACTGGTTATTCACCAATGAATGTGCCTAACGATTATGCTGGGATTGCTATCTTCAATCTCCAATCTCCCCTTAGTTCCTCGACTGCTGATTTTGTTAGTTACTCAGCATTTGCTTCATTCGAAAACGTTGAACTGGTTTTGCCTTCTGTGGATCCTGGACAAAATCCAGGCCCATTTGAGGCTGATAGATTTGTAGCTCAATCTGGTAATTTGGTACGGCGCATCCCTGGGGCGGATCTCATGTCAGATGAGAACGTCTCTAGCGATACTAAGCTTTCGTATAATACTACCCCACCCAAATTTGAAGCTATTGCCTATGATAAGGATGAGATGTCATTGTCTTATGCTCTTAAAAGGGAGAATATTATTGGTAAATTAATTTATAGAGAAGGTTGCGATGCAGACAACTCAAGTTATTTTGGGAAAGTACGCTGCTTTCCTAAGAGAAACTTCATAAAAGGCTGTCAAAAGAAACCCATCCAGATGGGAACTTTTGATTATGTTAGTAATCTTTTTGCCAGATATACTGGAACTATCAAGATTGGGTTGCGTCTTATCAAGACAAAATTCCATTATGGTAGGTTCGCAGTTATTTTCGACCCATATAACCGCTTATCTTCGACTAGTTCGCCCTCATCCATAAATAGTTTGTTATCAACTAATTATGGTATGGTTATCGATCTAAACGGGAATGATGGAGAAGAAGGAGGTTCAAATTACTATAGCATAGAAATACCTTATATGAACAATGCAGGTTTTTCACTTATTGGTAGTGTACCCGATAATGATGTAATACCAGAAACTGCGGGTTCTAAAAACGGGAATTATATAGGTGGTAATGCTATATTTTCAGCAGGTAGAGAATGTTATAATCCCTATTTACGGTTTTATGCAATCACTGAATTAGGTTATCTTAGTAGTGCAGCTAATTCTGTTCCAATATTTGTTTCTATCAGTGCTGG